CGCAAAGGACAACTTTTGCCTATTCATACACATGATGGAATATACAGTTATACGATTTGGATGCAAATACCCTACGACATAAAAGAAGAAAGAGTGGATAGTGGCTGTGCTGGTGTTTTTGAATTTCATTACAGTACTATTTTTGGAGCTCCTATGGCCTATTCCATTCCCTTAAGTAAAAAAAATGAAGGAACGATCATTATGTTTCCTGCTAAATTAAAGCATTGCGTTTATCCTTTTTATACGAGTTCTAAAACCCGAATATCAATTGCGGGAAACTTACTCTATGATGCGGGGTAAAAAATTCTATTTTTTCTGTGGCTTACCACGGTGCGGTAATACTTTATTAGCAACTATTTTAAATCAAAACCCGGAGATCTCAGTAAGCGCCAATAGTCTGGTTCCAGAAATATTTTTACAATTAAGAAAATTATATGAGACTGAAGGCTATAAAAATTTTCCTGATCTACAGTCCTTAAATAATATTATTTATAATATTTTTCCGTGTTACTACCACCATTGGAAAGCTACTTATATTTTAGATCGTAGTACATGGGGAACAAAAGACAGCTTGCATTTATTAAAATCCCTACAACCTTCTTTGCCCAATCCTTTAAAATTTATTATTTTAATAAGGCCCCCTCTAGAAATTCTTTCTTCCTTTGTTCGCGTGGAAAATCCCCCTAATATAGAAAAACGCTGTCATGAACTTATGACAGATGATGGAATGGTGGGCAAAGCATGGATCTCTTATAAAAATTTAATTAAAGAAAATTCTTTAATTATAACGTATCGCACTTTCGTCACTCGTCCCCAAGAAACATTAATTCGTATATATAAATTTTTAGACATTCCTTATTTTAATCATCGTTTTATTGATCTGAATCAATTTAATATTGAAGGATTAAAATATAATGATTCTATATTAACGGGTCCTTTACACACCATTCGCACAAATAAAATTGCTCAATTAAATTATGACTTTCATTCTTATCTCCCTCAGTCTATAATAGATACATACGGCACCTGGAAGATATAATTATGAGAAGAGAACAATTAGATTTTATAGTAAAGAGTTCCTACAAAAATCTTTTACGATTCAAGTCTTATCATAGAAAAAATTGGTTTGCTCCCGAGTTCGACATCCCTATTTGGGAGTCTTCTCTCGATAAAAAATTTATAAGAAAAATCTATAAAATCTTAAAGAAAGATAAATTTTATCATTCCGGATCTCGATTAAATGGCTTTTGGAAAACCTATAATTTCTTTTCTAAAAATTATTCTTTCATTGCCGATTTAAAAAATAAAATTAAAAAGGAAGTGGTGCGATATCTTAAGAGCCTAGATAAAGACTATGTTGACCCTCTTTATATTAATGGATGGGTTTACCCGATGAAAAAGAATACGGAACTACCTCTTCACATTCATGGCTTCCATGAGCACAGCTTTATAAGCGGACAGATTATGCTTAGTAACAGTAAACTGCCTATTGGATTTGTTTTACCACATCTTTCTATTGAATATGGAGTTTTATATCGTGAGAACCAACAAGGAGGTTTAAGATTATTTCCTTCTTATCTTCCTCATATGGTTCCTAAGTTAACCGAGAAAGAAAGATGGACACTGGCGTTTGATATTTTTACTAAGGATTTTATTCAACTATTTAAGAAAAAAATAAAGGATACGCAGGACCCTGTGTCACGTGCTATAAAACTATAATGGAAAAGAAAGTATTAAAACCTTCTTCTATTAATCATATTTTTTCAACTCCTTATGTGATATTTCATGATCTGAATGTGAACCATGACTCTATTTTAAAAGAACTAGAGCAACAACACTACATTCGTTCTAAAAATGATTCAGCACGAGATCCCTTAAATGAATCAACCCATGGTAATAATCTTTTAGATAATTTAAAGAACGGAAAAAAATTAAAAAAAGTTTTAAATGAAAAAATATCGGACGCTATTAAAGATTATTTTCAGTTTAATATAAAACATACCACTATTAATTCTTGGGCCACTCGAACTAAACCAAACCAACAATCTCAAATACATAACCATAGAAATTTTTGGCTAAGTGGCTCTTATTATCCTCACGGCAATAAAAATGATAAATTTAAAATTGAATTTTTTAATCCTAGAACTTTCCATTGGGACATTCCAATTTCTATTAACAATGAATTTAATAGTACCAGTTGGATCCAGAATATAAAAAAAGGAGATTTTATTATCTTCCCCTCTTACTTAAAGCATCAAATCATGAGAAATGTTTCACCTATACCTAGATATTCTATTGCAATAAACATCTTGCCTCAAGGAGTAATTGGAGCTGGAGATGGGGAGTTATCCTTAAAATGTTAAAAACAATCTTAAGTCATGTAGACATTTATACGGATACTGTGCAAACAATTAAATTGCCTTTAGAGGAGTATCGACTAAAAATTTTTGAAAGTTTTGTTTTAGGAAAACGATTAAAACAAGATCCTCGAAATTATAATTATACAGATTATGAAGTTACAACAACAAAGCATTTTTCTTTTTTTCATGATTATATTCGAGATTTCTTTTTCTTGGAAACTAAGATTACTTTAATTTTCCAAAATCAATTTGGCAATATTTATATGCCTATGGAACAATCGCTTAGCCGATCTCAAGTTAATCCCGAAGATTTAATTAATTCACCTGATTATACCTATATTTATGGGGTGGATGTAGCGCCTGATTCATGTGAACTTGTGATAGAATATGATGATAATACAAGAAAAAATAAAACATGGTACATTCCTTTAGCAACAAATAAGTTTATTATTTTTCCTTCTGTTCAACGATATTTTATATCCCAGAATAAAAGTGCTAACATGAATGTGTTTTTAACCACCAATGCTAGATCTATAAAACAATGACTTTAAACGATTATTTTTGGTATTTTACTTCAGCCGTTCCTATTCATATTTGTAAGGAGATCGTTAAGTATGCCCAGCATTATAAATCTAACGTAGCTATTACAGGTACACAAGGACAATCTCGAGATCTTAAATTGAATCCTTTAGATAGCGAAGAAACAAAAATCTTAAAGCAAAAAAGAAAATCCGATGTTGTGTGGTTGGATGATAAATGGATTTACAAAGAAATTCATCCCTATCTTAGGGCAGCCAATCAAAATGCAGGCTGGAATTTTGAATGGAGCTGGAGTGAATCGTGTCAATTTACCTCCTACACTGCAAAAGGACATTATGGCTGGCACCGAGATTCATGGGAAAAAACTTATGACGATCCGGAACGTCCAGCGTATAGGGGGAAAATAAGAAAATTAAGCATGACCCTGAATTTATCTGATCCAAAAACTTACACGGGAGGAGGATTAGAGTTTGATTCTAAAACCAGGGATGATGGCAAACCCTCTATTTTCAAGTGCCATCAAATTAAACCCCAAGGTTCTATTGTTGTCTTTCCTAGCTTCGTATGGCATAGAGTTAGACCCGTTCGTTCTGGAAAAAGATATAGTCTAGTGTGCTGGAGTTTAGGAGAGCCATTTAAATGAAACCACACACAATTAATAAAAAAATTCATTTTATAGCGGGTTGGTATATAAATAAAAATGTATGTACTGATCTAATAAAATATTTTGAAAATTCTCCGCATAAAAAAGAAGGTGTTTTAGGTTTAGAAACGGGGGAAACGGGAGTTAATATAAAACAAAAATTATCTACAGACGTTAAGATTGATATTAGAAATCGCGATAAAGAAATCAGGAATTATTATAAAGAATTAACTAAAGTTGTTGAAGAGTATAAAAAGAAATACCAGTATTGTCATATTC